TGATGGCCTGCGCGTCCCCGTTCACCTTGTCGATGGCGGCCTGGGCCCTCGAGAGGCGCAGCTCCATCTCGACCTGGGCGGCCTCGGCCTTGTCGCGCTCAGCGAGCGCGCCCTGCTTCGCGGTCATCGCCTCGCGTGTCGCCTGCTCGAGCGATCCGATGTTCTTCGCAGCGTCGGCCAGCTCGCCCACGGAGCGGAAGAGCTCGGCGAATCTCTGGACGTTCTCGGCAGCGCGCTTCAGATCGGTCACTTGGATTCCCTCTTCAGGAAGATCACGACGTAGAGTTTCGTGCGCTTGTCTCCGCGCAGCACCTTCGGCCGGACGAACCGCGTCAGCTCGTTCACGCTCTCGATCCGCCCATCGCCCATCTCGATGAAGTTGCCGTAGACGTTCCTGAGTTGCGCCCAGTGCGCGCCGTCGTTCGATCCCTCGAACGTGACGGCCGCCTCGTCGCCGAACTCCCCGAAGACCTGCACGCTCTTGACGTGGGCGCCGGAGGTCTCGACCGCCTCGCCTTCCGACTCGGCGCCGAGCTCGTTCCACTCGACGCTCTGAACCGGCGAGCTCCACGCCTTCAGGTCGTTCACCTTCGGCTTCACTGGATTCACGGTTATGCGAACCTCCCGACGGCGACGACGGTGACGCCAGCAGCGGTCGTGATTCTCCAGCCTCCGGCCGCGGCGCTGCGCGCGCCGATCTCGACCGCGTACACGCCGACGGGCGTGACCGCTGGCACGATGGGGATCGACGCGCCCGCGGCGCCGTCCTTGATGCTCACCGCGCTCGTGGCCGCCGTGGCCACCGTCACGATGAGACGCGCCAGGATGTCGCCGATCTTCCCGACGGGGCCGAGCACCTGATCGGTCTGCCCGGCCGCGACGGTCTCGAAATCGGTCCCCAGCGGTACGTGTGCCACTTTAAGCTCCTTACGTAAATCGTCCGACCGCGAGCGCGCTCACCAAGGCGGCCGTCGTGATCTGCCACGCGCCCGTGACGCTCACCGCGTTGATCTCCACGACTTTCACTCCAACGGGGGCGAGCGTGGGGGACAGGCTTATGGACGGCCCGCCACCATCGCTCAAGAACACTTCCGAGTCGAGCGTGTCATCGACCGTGATGATCACCCGCTCCAGATAATCCCCTCGCCTGCCGTTCGGACCGAGCACTTGGCTCGACGCGCCCGCTGGCACGGCCTCGTAGTCGGTGGCGGCTGGTTCGTCGGACATCGATCTCCCCTATGACGGGACTGCCTGTCCCGCCTGCGCCTGCTTGAGCAACCTCGCCAGCGCGTTGTCGCCCTCGAGATTCGTCTCGGAGAGGTTCTTCGCGCCCGCGGACATATCCTTGATGACCTGCGGCGCCGAGGCCGCCGCCTGCTGCTGCTGCCGAGCCGCGCGGATGTCGGCCACCTCCTCGGGGGTGTTGACGATATCCGCTGGAATGCCCGTGATCTCCGCGTACACGTCGATCAGCTTGTCGCGGTTGATCTTGTCGATGATCGACGGGTCCACCTGCGCCACCTGGCCCGCGAACTGCGTGAAGCGCTCGATGCCCGACAGGCCCGCGAGCTTCTGAGCCTGGGCCATGATCGAGATGTACTCGACCTTGAGCTTCACGCCCTGCAGCTCGTCGGGCGGGCGCGGGATCTGGCCTTGGCGCAGCATGATGTCGAACGTGTTGTCGATGAGCGGGTCGAGCAGATCCTGGTTGAGCTGCTCGAGCACGGGCCCGAGCGCCAGCAGCTTCTCCTCGTGGCGCTCCTCGATCTCGCGCGCCGTGATCTGGCGCCGGTCCGAGTTCGCCAGCATCAGGAAGAGATCCTCGTAGAACGCGCGGCTGATGCGCTGGCGGATCTGCGCCTGCTTCTGCTCCATGTGGGAAACGTCGAAGCGCACCTCGTGCGCGGAGCGGAAGCCCTGCTGGCCCTCGCGGATGTCCACGAAGGTGATGTCGCCGGGCAGGATGCTCGCCTTCTGCGTGCGCAGCGAGGTCGGCGCCGTCATCGGCGGGTTCACGCCCTTCTCGGCCGCCTGCATGATCCGCTTCTCGCCGAGCATCAGCTGCTTGATGTCGCCGAGCGCGTCCATGCCAGGGCACGAGGTCGCGTAGCTGTCCTCGCCGGTCAGCTCCCAGCGCGGCGCCAGGATCCCGAACAGGTCGTAGCCCTTCTCCGAGAGCGCCACGTCGTATGGGGACGAGCTCAGATAGTTGCCGGTCTGGTTCTCCGAGAAGCCCTTCTCGTAGTACGTGCTCGCGAACTTCTTGAACTTGGACTGGATCTTGCGCGGGTCGTACTCGTCGTTGGGCTGCACGACGTGGCAGACATCGATCCACGTCTCGCGGTTGTGCATATCCCACATATTCCTGACGTGCGTCGAGATGTTCGACCAGTCGATCTCGCCGTCGGCGCCGCGCTTGCCGAACTTCGAGACGATCTGCCGCACGGTCATCTGGAACTCGCGGAAGAACACGTCGACCTTGAGCTGGTCGCTGTTCGAGATCGAGTAGCTGCCGATGGGGAACGGGTACGTGCGGATCGTGTCCTCGAAGTCCTCCTCGATGGACATGGCCGCCGTCCCGAAGCAGCCGAGATCCTTGTAGACCACGGGCAGCGTGTTGTACAGGTTCGAGCGCAGGAAGACCGTGCCCATGCGGCGCGTCACCACGTCGAGCCACTCCTTCACGGCGCCGATATCGCCGAGATCTGGATCCGGCGTCGTCAGCCGGAACCACGGCCGCGCGGGCGAGGTGATGCCCGCCATCATGCCGCTCGCGAGCGTGCGGATGGCCAAGGTCGGCGTGATGTCGGTGATCTTCTGGTTGCGCCGGTCGCCCTTGTTCGTGTCGGTCGTGAAGAACCGCGGGCGGCGGGGGAGGATGTGATCGCCGAGATCGCGCCAGTGCGAGAGGAAGGTGGAGCGCTCGTTCTCGAGCTGCGCGCGCAGCACCTCGAGCTTCACGCGACGACTGTCCTTCTCGGTCGCGTAGGTCTGCCCGCCCGCACCGTACAGCCCTTTTGCCATCAGATCTCCCAGCCGTCGAGCTTCACGCGCCCGACCCAGCAGCCTTCGTTCGGGCAAAGCACCGGAGACGAAACGATTCCGGTGCGCGAGATCTTGTACAGGGTCGGTTTCAGGATCGCGATCTCACCGCACTTCGGGCAGGCGATGCGTGCGGCTTTAGCTCTTCCGATTCGACAGGGCCACCAGGTTCCATGGAAGCGGTCTGGATGCCGCTTGAACACCGTTGCCGTCACGAGATCCATTCATAGGCCGAGCAGCGTGCGCTGCGTCGTCTGCGCCTGCCCGATCTCCCCCAGCGGCGCCGTCAGGATCGTGGACTGGCGCCCACCGGCCGCGGCTGCCGCCCGCTGGCGCTCGCGCGCCGCGTCTCGAGTCCGAACCTGCTCTTCCTGCAGTCTCTGAGCCGCGACAGCTGCCGACGCTTCCGCGCCCGCGCGTTCGACACGGCGCCCTTCTTTCTTGAGCTCCCTCGCCTGCGTGCGCGAGCCGTGGATCACACCACCGCCAACTGCTGCCCCCACGGTGGCAAGTACAATCGTCGAAAGCGCCGCCATCACGCCACCTCCATGAGGTATTGACGCTCCTGCAGCCGAAAGCCGTGGCGCAGCAGCGTCTCCTCGCGCACCGGAGACTGGACCTCGAGCGCGAAGGTCATCCAGTCCGCGTGGGCGCGGCCGAACAGCAGGAACTCGGCGAGCAGGCGCGCACCGGCCGAGCTGCCGCGGTGCTCCGGCGCCACCCACCAGAAGGTCTCGCAGAGCACCTTGATCGCGGGGTTGTACATATGCGGGGTCAGGATGCCGCCGATGAATCCGAGCCTCTGGTCCTGGTCGTCCACGGCGATGCGCATGAAGTGATCGCGCATCTGGACCTCGAGGCCTGCGCGCACGAATGCCTCGTCACCGAACAGCGGCATTCGGGTTCCGAAGAAGCGGGAGAACTCGCGCAGCTGGGCGACCAGCCAGTCGATGTCGTCGGGCCTACCCTCTCTCACTGCTACCACGCCATGAAGTCTACGGCTTTCGGGCGTGGTGTCAAGAACAGCGTGAAGTCAAGCTCTTTCGGGGCTGGATGGGTTCCAGTCGTGCTTCATCCTGGAGTTGTCCTGGCCAGGCCACATCGTCGCCGCGGGCATCTCCGGCATCGCGAAGGTCATGCAGAGCGCGTCGGCCTTGTCCGGCGAGAAACCGAGCCGCGCCTTGATCTGGTCCTTGTCCTCGAGCAGCATCTTCCCGTGGTGGAAGGTGTAGGTCAGCGCCGTCAGCTCGCGCACGAGCTCGGGATCGTTCGGCAGCGCGCCGCCCCGCTTCACCCACTCGGCCATGAGGAAGTGCATCTCGGCCCGCTTGTTCGCGTAGCGCGGGTCGACGGCCTTGCCCGCGAAGTTCACGCCGACCGGCGAGTATCCGGCCTGGAGCAGCGCGTCGACCACGCCCGCGCCGTATCCGCCGGTCTCGTCGACGAACTCCATCTCGGATCCCCACCTGACCTTCGACTGCGCCACGCGCGCCGCGATGTCGTGCGTGCGGGCGTTGCGCATCTCGGCCATCTTGAACGCGGCGAGGCCCTGGCGCGGAGCGATGATCGTGCGGTCGTCGCCGAAGCGGGCCACGTCCACGCCGAGCCGCTTCTGAGCGAAGCTGTACTGGTCCTCGCGCAGGTGGCGCCCCATGGCGGCCGTGACCTCGTCGACGCCGAGCAGCGCGTTGATCGAGCTCGGAGGGAACAAGCCCAGGACGTTGGCCATGACGTAGGGATTGCTGCGGCCCCACTTCTCGATCTCCTGCCGCGCCCACTCGATGTCGACGCGCGGCGCGCGCTTGGGATCGTCGGGATCTCCGGTCAGCTCGAAGACTTTCCAGAACTTCCGATGCGTCGTGCAGGCGTCGTACAGCGGGCTCTCGAGCGACGTGGGGTTGCCGCTGATCACGAGCTTCGTCTCGATGCCGGATCCGAGCGCGGCCTCGGCCGCCGCCATGACGGAGCGCGGGATGCCGCCGACCTCGTCGAGCACGAAGAGCATATAGTCGGCGTGCTTTCCGGCCAGCGTGTCGGCCTGCTTGTCGGCGGTGGCCGACTGCGACCACTGGCGAGCGGCCATGAACCAGGTCGATGCGTGATCGTTGTGCGCGATCTGCGTGCGCGTCCAGGTGAAGAGCTTCAGGAGCAGCGGGCAGCGCTTCTGCCACTTCGCGAGCTCGCTCCACAATCCGTCGGCGAGGTTCGGCCCGCTGATCGAGGTCGCGATGATCTTCGGGTGTGGCCTGGTGAGCGCGAAGTTCCACATCAGCCAGGCATCGACGGCGGTCTTACCAGGGTTCTTGCAGGCGCGGACGGCGATGCGCTTGTGGCCGTTCTTGGGTGCGAAGGCGGTCAGCACGTCGGCCTGCCACCCGTCGGGCTCGACGCCGAAGGCCTCGCGCACGAAGGCGAGCGGATCGTCCTTCCAGCGGATGAACTGATCTCGGACGGCCGCCGCTACTGGCTCTTCAGCCACCGTCGCCTCCCCTCGAGGTGAGCCTCCACCTGGACGGGCGCGGTCGGGATGAGCTCCATGATCTCGCCGACGATGGCCAGCGCGTGGACCTTCTCGACGTCCATGTTCTTCAGGCAGCCGAGGCACTCGATGGTCGCGAGCATCTTGCGCTCGTTGCCCTTGCTCGGATCCTTCGGGTCGACGGCCTTGGTCTCGAAGCCGAAGAACAGCCGGACCTTCGAGCCTGGGCAGCAGTGCCACTTGCCCTTCTTGTGGTCGCCGAGGTCGATGGTGTCCTGGTCGTACATCAGCGCCTCCAGGTCCGCGGGATCAGGATCTTGGTCGGGGCCTGCTTCTTCGACTCGGTGCGGATCGCGTTGATCGCGCAGAGCGCGTAGCCCATGGCGCTCGTCTCCTCGTTGTGGTTCACGATGGTCTGCATGATGTGCTCGAAGGTCGGATTGCTCTCGACCTTGACCGTGCCTCGCGGCGTGTCCTCGATGGTGATCGTGATCTTCACTTGGCCACCTTCGCCTGCTGTTCGAGCTCCTGGTTGAGCAGGTACATCTCGATGGCGCAAAGAGCCATCTGCGCTTCCATCACCAGCTCCACGTCGTGCTGGCCGCGGTCTCGCTCCTCCGGTTTCTCCGAGAAGAACGCGCGCTTCAACGCGGTCGTGTGCGCGATGATCATCGCCGGAATGATCTCGTGCATCAGCGCGCGCGCCTGCACTGGGTTCCTCGGCGCCTCGACGCTGAATTTGGTCTGACTCATCGTGCCTCCTATGCCATCTTCCTGAATGGTGGCGGCTCGGGCGCCGCGTGTCCGTTGCCGTTGCCGTTCGTCTTGCCCATGCTGAGCACGATCTGCTCGAGCGTGAGCCCGCCACTGAGCTCCTGCTTCGCCGTCGGCACGTAGATGCCAGCGATCTCGAAGAGCAGACGGATCGCGGCCGTGTCGCCTCGCGAGGCTTTCGTGATGAGCGCGCGCCAGGGGCCAGCGAGATGATTCTGAAGATCTCGGAACGGTGCTTCCTGCCACTCGCGCTTGAAATCGGGATCGGACTCCATCCAGTTGTACCAGGACTTCCGATCCACACGCGCGCGTTTACAGATCGCCAGAATGCTCTGCCCAAATCCGCCCTCTTGCTGGGCACGGAGAACCGCAGCCTGCTTGTTGCTCGGCTTCCACTGCGGCTTCTCGGTTGTGGAATTCTGTCCGGTCACTACGCCTTCTTCCGCTTCGCCATCTTGGCGTAGCCGGTCTTGCCCCGCTTCTTCCGGCCGGAGATCTTCTTCGACATCGACTTGTACATCGACTTCGGCATGATGCCTCCCAGTCTACCTCATGATCTCCGCGAACATCGGGGCGCCCGTCCCAACGGCGCCGCGGATGACGTTGTAGTCGAAGTATTCCTCGGCGTCCTCTTCGGTCATGTCGTCCCTGTCCTCCAGGATCTTGATGCACTTCCTCCGGTCGTACAGCGCGACCAGGCCGTCGGCAGTTTCGACCATGCCGACGAGGGCGTCCTCGAATCCGTCGGCCAGCATCGCGTCGTCGGGCAGCGCCTCCACGATGTCCTGGAAGGTCGGGTCTTCAGCCATGTTCCCTCCCCCAAGTCTACTGATCCTCGAGCTCAACGTGCAACATCTCGGCCAAGATTTTCAGCCTGGACGGGTGCTGCAGCTTCCCCATGGCCTTGACCTGGATCTGCTGGACGCGCTGCCTGGTGACCTTGTACACCTTGGCGATCTCCTCGAGGGTGAAGCAGCGCGAGCAGCCGATGCCGTTGCGGAGCTCGAGCACCACGCGCTCCTGCGCGGTCAGCGTCTTGAGGATCGCTCTGAGCTCCGAGTGGTCGGGCTTCATTTGACCGGCGCATCGATCCCTTTCCCGATCCCGTTGGCGGCCAGGATGCTCTTCACACCGTGCGCGATCCGGTAGAGCTTCGCCCTGATGCTGGCCTCCTGGGCCCGCTCGAACTCCATGACCTCGATCCGCAGCTTCAGCGTGGCCACATCGGTACGCAGCT